TCCATCAACCTCTTTAGGGTCAATTGGTATAATTTTAATATAATCTTTTGCAACAGCCATGCCAGATACAATTAAGAACAAAATAAGAACAAATGTCCATGTTAAGTATCTTTTATATTGTTTTCTAGGGTCGTACATAATTTTTTTCTAATTCTTTTATTGAGTGTTCAGTATTATACACTTCTTCCTCTAAAATGGCAAGCCTCTTTTCGTTGGTCTCAAATTCCATTTGTTCTTTCTTTGTTCTTACTTCTTCTTTTAGAAGATTAACCTTTTCCTGATAATAAGACATCTTTTTCTATCCATCTCCCATCCGGTAGTTGACACGCTGTACCAAATACCACTTTTCTATTCACACCGCCTATACCGATTAACGGCCATTGATTTGTAATATCAACAGTAGCGTCATAATCTTTACACTTGATAGGTCCCTCGGTATATGACCTAGTCACTTTTATAATACCACTATTACCTGTTTTGCCATTGTACCAATTTGTATAACTTTGACCTGACGGTCCGTTATTTAAATGGTCTACAAAGACAGCATTGTGTACATCATAATCTGAATTGTACATAATTTCTGCACCAGCAAATGTACCAATCACGGCACAAGTAGCTATTGCATATGGATTATCAACACCCATACTCACACAGCCTGCTGTAGTAGTTGTCGCACCTAACACGGCACCTGTTTGACTTCTATTAACGGAGCTGCAATTGGTCAGGAACACCAATGATAGTCCTAATAATAGTACCGATTGGATTGATTTCATATTTGCCTTCTTCATTCTTTTTAATTCCCGAACACGCCGTCATCATGGTTAACACCAGAATAATCAAAATTATCTTTGACATAATCTCCTTTATCGTTAGCCAATAATAGACAATCTGCCTGTATGGTATCAATTAAATTTTGTACTTTCATATCTCTATCTGCGGATTTAGGGGTCTTATATTTTAAGACCCTTAAATCATCTGCCATCTTTTTAAGGCTATCAACCTTATCGCAAAACTGACTAATTTTGTGATTCATCTTTATTACCTTTAAATAGGTTTAAGATTGATTGTTTAGTATTTACTAATTGAGCTTTACTATCTGCCCAACTTTTAGTTTGATACTCAACAATTTTTGTTTTTTCATTTGACAACCAGTTCGTAACTGTTTCAACTGGATTTGCCTTTGCAACACCTGTAATTAGCATAAACGCCAACGCCGTTATTGCAATCATTATTGTTTCTTTCAGCTTCATACTTTTCTCCCTGCTGTTTTAATATCCTCTTTGGCGACAACCATATAAGGACCTTTGTTATAAGCTGGAGCAATTGTAAAGTTCTTACTCGCTTCAATCTTCCAACTATTGTCGGGTTTAGTACCACCACGACCAATTTTGTTTGACAACTTGATATTAGGTTTTGGTGCCTCGTATGTTCTCTCTGCTATATCAATTGTATATCTACCATCTGTAGTTAATTTAATTCTACCATTATCATCACAATCAAAACCTAGTTTTTTTAGGTACTTGATATGTTTTGCAAGAGCCTCAAGGTAACTTTTCGTAGGTTTTTTCTTTTTCAACCTACGAATTGCACCACTAGAATTGTTTGTGTAGATAATCGCCATTAAACCATCGCCTCTACTTTTTCTTCTAAAGTTTGTGCGTTCTTATCTTCATCAGAATAAGCCGACATATCAGTAATTTCATTTTCAATCTTATGTTCTTCGTAAGATTTACCAAATACTTTGTAATAGAAGTAATCTCTAGGATTTGTTTGAATATAAGCGTTGAGTAAATTCTCAAAATTAATATTTACATCTTCTAGTGCTTGTGGCATAGTTTTTTTAAGATTAATCATATCTTTTAACATTGCAACACGGTTTTTAAAAACTTTGTTGTCGTCACCTTTGCCTAGTTTAGTATCTTTATCTTTTGCGATTTTAAACTCAGCAAAAATCATGTCTTTTGTGTATGTAAATTGTGTCATAATATAATAGTCCTTTGTTAATTTGTTAATATAGTGGAAATCATATCAGAAATTGCCAGAAATGGCAAGCCCCAATAAAAAGCGTGATTTCCAACGCTTTTTGAAAAAAAATAAGCGCCAGGATGCACCAGGATTGGCGAATCGTAGCTGTCGAAGGTGTTTGTATAGCCCATAATATCGAGTTTACCCAAAGTTCTCCACTTCGCCATCCTGCCAGTTGTCGTCAGGAACAGCCATATTTTCTTGTTTTTTACTTTCTTCTTCAGCCCATTTGTCAAATTCATCAACCTTTTGTTGATTTGTTGCTCTAAGCTTTGAAATTGTATCAATCGCACCATCATAATCTTTATCTGCGATTTGGTCTAGTGCTTTATTACAAGCCTCAATAGTAATAATTTCATCAACCATTTGATTCATCCTCCGAGTTCATTAATAAAACAATATAGTGAATAGCTTTTAACAGGTCTTTCCTGTTTTTGCCGTCTTTCTTACCATATCTGGCAAGATATTTAATTGCATTAGCCTGGCAAAAGTCTTGGTCAATACCAATAGACCTTAGCAAATCTTGTACTTGTGTACCTTTTGAAACTTGAGCATAGTGTTGGCCATATGTGCCTTTTATGTAATCAAGTACCTCATTGAGGATTTTATCTTCATTATATTTCAATGTCATTATTTTCCTAACAGTTGTTCATTTTCTAAATTTATTTGTACATCAACATCTGACTTTTCTTTTTCAGTTAGATTGTCTTCAATCTGGCTAAAATAACACCAATGTGTGCCATTGTCACCTGTATATGTAACTGCACCGGTATAACCTAAACTAGTATCATATGTTTGTGCATTTAAGGCTGTATCATTTTCAGCCGCTATATCGTTTGCTTCAGTAGCAATACCGATATTAATTATTTCACCACTTCTACCGTGGTTTGCTTTGATTGTATCACCTATATTAATTATCATAGTGTCTCCTTTTTAGTGTTTTTGTTTAAATAAATATTCTTTGTCATAATTAAGACCTAAGTTATAACAAATATAACCTGCGTCTTTCTCGTTTTCTAGGCCTTCAGCCTGTAAAATCCATTTAATTGCGTCTTCTTTGGTTTCTGCACCAAGTTTCATAGATTCTGTAATTCTTTTTAAGAAGGTTTGGTAAGCAGCTTCTTCATACCTTTTTTCTTCATCAGCTGATTCTTTTGCAACAGCACATAAATGTTTTAATTCTTTTTCTAAATCTTCATTTGACATTTTATCAAAATTGTAGTGTCTACCTTTAACACCATAAGCGTCTTTGTGCATTTCATAAACGCTTGTGATAAGACTATCTCTTTCATAGTCTTCAACAGTAAAAATACCTTGGTCATTCCAATACTTAATATCTTCCGTGACCATGCCAGCCCATGAACCAGGATTTTCATCCATCCATTTTTTAGACTTAGCGTTGATATTTTTAATGTGTTCTAGTAGTGTCATAATTATTTGTCCTCCATAATGTCAAATGCGTATTGGTCCCAAGGTTCAGTTTTTGTTGCTTTCAAACATGAAACATCAACTTTAAAACCTGGTGCTAAACTGTCTTCTAAACCCTCTTTAATAAGATTAACTTCATCTTTATTAGGGTAATCAGCCCATAGTACACCGTGTTCCCACCACATAGTAGGTTTACTTGCACCAAACTCATTGAATTTTTTTTCAATGTTTATTAAAGAAGTTTTTTCAAATGACATTAAGCCATCTCCATTTCCATGTCGATTACTTCGTCAATGTTGTATTCATCAATATCAAGTAAATCAACGGCTTCAACATTCATAATCTTTGTTTTAGCAGCTTCTTTGCTGATTGCATTGTTTTTAAGTTCAAGTAAGATAGCGTCAACAGCTTTCTCAGCTTGGTCCCAATAATAGTTTTTAACTTTAGACATAGTGTTTTTCTCCTTTGTTAGTGTTTAAATTAGTCATTAGTAAATCAATAAGGTTACTATACAGGTATTTTTTGCATTTGGCAACCTTTTTTTCATATCTTTTTTTAAGTATTTCACGCTTTTTTTCTGTGTAATTCTTTATCATATACACATATAATATCATACCTGGAGCCAGAGTCAAGCGTTTTTTTCACTTTTTTTAAAGAAAAAAGCGTTGTTTTTCAACGATTTATGAATTATTTTGTTCTGGTTTTGTTCTAAAACACTATTTCCAAGCGTTTTTGACCCATTCCATGTCAGATTCGTGAGGATTTGGCTGTCCGTGGAACACGGTTACCAACGATTCGCCATTATGTTCAAAGGTCCATTTGCCTTTGTGGTATCTCGTTCCGCTTCTGTCATACCATTTGTATGATTGTGTCCAGGCGTCTGGAAACGACCTGGTTTCATCATGTTTTAATATGATGTTTGATATTACATTCTGGTCACCTGCTAATTTAAGCCATCTTGGTCTATCATTAATAAATGGTTCCCATAACTTCCTAGTCATTGGTTCTTTCTTAAATCTAAACACACTAGAGTTGAATATTTTAGTTTGTGGATTAAAGTCATTCATACCAACAAAGTCAGCCTTTGATTCGTGTTCAAAAAAACAATCTATGTTACCTGTAATTACCACATCTAAATCCATGTATAAGGTATCACCAGTTAAACCATTATCAGGATGAAATAGTTGCATTTTATTCCACCAACCTTGTAAATCATGTAAAGGAAATTGTCTTACATTTATATGGCCTTCTAATAGTTTTTCTGCCTTTACATGGTCAGTAAAACAATAAAAGTTATGTAGATATGTGGTATTTCTCTGTACCATGTTGTACAGTTTTTGAACATACTCTAAAGAATACTTGTTGCCATAACAGACACAAGCAAAGTTCTTAAAAGGTCCTTTTAGATTTGTCATATAATCAACCAATTGTATACCGCCCTCATACTCATTATTAAATACATAAATTCCATTAACATTCTTGGCCAGTCTTT